TTATCTGTTTTTCTCCCAATACCTTCATTAATACTTTGAGGACGATTCATAGTATCGTCTAAAATATGCACAAGAATATTTGCAAAATTAATCATTTCTTGTTGCATTGTTTTAATGGGAACAGTGCCTTGCTGAAAGAGTGCTCCGGCGGCTGGGGCATCTGGTAATGATGGTGTAATCGGGGACGCAATGCCAACTGGCGCAGGCGAGGGCGATGCTGGTTTTGCTGATACCGGAGCAGGCGCGGCTGGCGCAGCCGGCGCGGGTATATCTGCTTTTGGCATCGGTATATCCGCTTCTGGCATCGGTATTTCAGCCGTAGGCTTTTGTGCGCGCTTTAACATTACTTCAATCCCATTCGAGTTTTGACAACTTCATTTTCTGCTAATAACGCTTTAATTTTGTCTGGATTATTGGCGTTATCTTTAAATTTCTTAATTTGCTGTTGAATCCACGGTTCCCATTTTTGTTTTTGTGGTTCGGATGCCATAGCGAGAAAGCCATTTAATTGCGCGATGCCAGCATCAGCTGTTTGAGATGTGGCACCTTCCGTACCTCCATTAAATAATGGTTTTAATAAAGTATTAGTTTGTGTGGGACCGACGGCGCCGGCTGTTTGAGAATCTGTTTCTGCTTGTCCAAGTAAAAGAAGTGCGTCGGCTAATACAGAATATAATGCAGTGGCTGCACCTTTTACTTTGTTGGCATTACTTATAATAAAAACATTATAAACTGCATTATATGCTTTAGATGATGCGCTCTGTTGTGCTTTAAATAAAGCTTGATCTTTTTCAATTTCAGCTTTTAATTCAACAATATGAGATTGTAAAGCAGTATAGAAATCTTTATATTGTGTAATTTGTGGTAATTTATTTTTAGTATTAAGTTCTAAATCTTTAACTAATTGACTACTACTAATAGCTATATTTAAATTAGGCAGAGTTGTATTTTGCAACATTTGTTTTAATGCTGTAAATCTTTGTATATCTTTATCTTTAAGAAATTCTGCTACAGCATCTCTCATTATTTCAGCACTATCTGCAACATCACCAAATACTGATTTAAGTGATTGCCATATTTTATAAATAGCTTCTGCGCCGGCGCCAATAGGACCAGCAACCCAACCTATTTGTGCATTTTTTAATATTTCTGCACAATCACCAACATAAGTTAAAAGCTTGCTTGCAAATTTATTTGGATTTTTATCTGTGACACGTGATAAAACATTACTAATTAATTGATCAATATCAGCTATAGAATTTACTTGTCCGGCGTGTTGATTAATAACAACACTTGGATCATTTTGTAATCTATTTTTAACTAACTGTACAACTTCTCTTTCCGGCAATGATGCTGGTGAATTTAATTCAGTAGCGATTAAAGTAGCAGCTTGATGCCATAATGAAGCGGCAGCATAAAAGCGTCTTTGTTCTGGTTTCAACGAATCACCTTCTGGTACATTCGTTAAAGCGTTAGTTTGTATATAGTCAGCCATATACTTAAATTTTTTGCCTATTTCAGCAATAACTACGTCAGCTTTTTTAATTAGTTTAGAAGCTGATCGTGAAGCTAATTTACCTTTGGGTTCTTTAGTTATTACATCAACCATTTTTTTATGACGAGAGAGTACGGTTTCTACAGTACCCAAACCATCTGCAGCATCACATATGGCATTATCTCCATCTGGGTGGGCTGCATTAATTAAATCTTCACCAGTCTCGTTATGAGTGTTGTAAAGATGAACGGCGGCTGATTTATAAGCAAGGAATTTAGATTCCAACCCTTCGGCTTGTTTATCAAATCCTTCGCTTCGTAATTTAGAACAAAGGGATAGGATTTTTTCATTAACGCCTACTTCTCTGATTGTATCAGAAGCAAGTAATTCTTTAATGTTAATTTCTTTTGTGGGCACTGGAGTGGCGTTTACTAAATTCGCCATTACGTCTAAATGCTTGATATCTTTAAGTGTGAACGTCATTAATTTACTCCAAAGACAGACTTCGAAGGAATGCAAAAATAATGCTAAATGATGGGATTATAGTTTATTTTCTCTACGAACTCGTAAGATTACTTTATCGGTTACATCGAACTCTCGTGCTATTTTAGCAATTGGTTTTTTATCATTCAATATAGAATAAATTTCTTCTTTTGTGAATTCGTGTCTATTATGAGCTTTTTTTCCAATGTTAGCAATTCCACATTTTTTTCTTACATCTTCTGGCATAGGATTACTTTCACTATATTTAAATGCTGGTTTGGTTTCTAAAGTTCCGTTTCTTTTAATACGTGATCCGTGTTTAGCACAATATCTAATATCATTTATAATAAGATAATCTCTATAAATTCCAATTATTTTACATCCGGGAGCGTTACATTTAAGTTCGCCAGATTGTAGCTTTTCGGCGATTTTAGCATCGTTGGTTAATTTAAGAGATGCTTTACGTTTTTCGACAACTTCTGCGGGATGTTTTTGACCTATATGAGATAGGGACATTTGTAGGCGCATTTCAGGAGTATAGTTGTTATTCCTATGTTGTTGAGCAACACTCATTTTAGCACACTGTTCTGGGGTGCGTATTTGTCCTTGACAGGGGTGACCGTTTTCTTGAATATATTTGGTAAAGGATTTGGAGAGTTTTTGTTTGGTTTCTTCGGAATGACCGGCTGATAATCCGCCAGGCTTAACATTATAGCCAAATTTATTATTACGACTATCATATTGTGCTATTAAAAGACTTTCTATTTCATTAGCATCTTCTTGCGTTTGACAAGTTGCTATAATTTCATAGACAAAATTATCTGCTCCGTATTTTGCCATAGCGCTGTGAATATATTGTTTAGTTCTTTCTGGATGTTTGGCATACGATTTATGCGCCATCCATCGATTTTTTTGATGTTTTGTTTGACCTATATAAATTTTATTATTTAATTGATTTATAATTCTATATAAATAGTGCATTATAGCACCTCCATACGACTATATATCAAGTAGAACTCAAATATATCAAATAGTTCCTTAAAGGAACAAAAATTCTAACCAAGCGAATAAAGGCGTGGGTGGGCTGGTTACCAAAGCTATACTGGGATGATTCGGGGTAGGTTGCGTCGTAGTTAGCATACCATTTTCATTGACAAACAAATTAGCATTCAATGGATAAGATGCTGAAGTATCAAAAACATCAGTTTGATAAATACCACGTTGAAACCATACGGTAACTCGATGCGAGCCTTGAGTTGAATCATCGCCTATAATATTTGGAATTTGATAAGTATATCTAACATTAGTTTTAATAGCATTTGGGGTACCGGTGCCGCCATCATCAAGATTTAACACAGTGCCTACGGGGAAAATAACTACACCATTACGTGGAATTAATTGAACACTAACTGGAATGGAAACGAAACTATCTGGTGATATATTTGGATTACGCAATTCAGCTTTAATTTCAACATCAGTAATATAAGTTCCGTTAAGCTGCAATACTCCAGTAGCAGGAACAATTACAGTTTCATCCCAAGAAACGGCTGTAAAAGCTTTAGTTTTAATATCATCAATAATGCCAATAGGCGCCGTTCCATTAGAAACGGTACATACCACAGCATTACCGGAAGCGGTTAATTGAGCGATATTGCCGGGAGTAAATGTAGCTGATACATCAACTGGCCAAGAATAAGGTAACGAATTTCCAACACTTACAAGTCTTAACATATTGCCTCTATATATATATCTGTCTATACTATATATCAAGTGCAGACAAATATTTTATTCCTTGTTGTATTCATCGTTCTTTAATTAATTGATGCGTTAATACTCCACCACGATCATCGAGGTCAGCATCTTCATCATTATCTAACATACGACGATATTCATCATTTTGTTTTTGTTGAATAGGGTCTCGTCTTACGTTAAAATTATCCCAATCCTCGTGTACATCTGGATATGCAGCATCTTCTAAATCAACTTTATTTAATTTATAATCTGGATGAATTGATTCTTCTGAAAACCTATCAGGTTCGCTTAAATCTTCATCTTCAAAATCTTCATCACCAGAACGAGTTTTAAAATCATTTAACATAGATAATAATTCTGGATCACTTAAAGTACTTTCTTCTTTGTCATCAGATGCCATTTCATCTAATGAAGTATGCACTTTTTCAGATGGTTTATGTTTGAAAGGACCATCTAATTCGCATTCGCCAGCGGCATATTGCTCACGTTCTTCTTTACGTGCAAAAGCTTCGCTTTCTGTGGCTTTAAAATCATAATATGATCTTGGAGGCGATAATGAAATTAATCTCCACCAATATTCTGGTTCAATCATCTCATCATTAGCTTCGGAATCATCATATAATTTAAATGAACCATCATCTCTAAACCAATTAGGATTATGTTTTCTCTCTAATTCATCGTGAGATTCGTATGGTCCGTGAGCGTCCCATTTTCCATCAAACGGCTCTGTAACGTGCAAACGTTTATTTAACTCTTCTTTAGAGCCGGTAAAATTGGACGTATGATTGGGATCATCTGGCTTTTCAAGGTGCCAGTGTTCTTTTTTTTTATCTTTAGCGTATGATGCGTCGCCACATAAGGCGCAATTATCATCTACAAAGTTAGTATCATCGGAGTCGCTTTCATCAAAAACCCAACCTTTTTCTTTAAGATTGCTAACCATTTTCTCGCTTGAAGGAGATTTGGATTTTGATTTAGGCTTTGACTTTACTTTTTTTTTAGATTTCTTGGCAGCTAATGATTCTAATACGGCTGTAATTAATTCTGCTTGAATATTTAATCCGGATTCATCGCAAATTTCTGCCGCTGCATTTAAATAATTTGCCGCTTTAACAAGCTGCTCTTCTTGTGCAGCCCGTTTATTTATAACGCCATCAACTAATTGACGTTCCATAGAATTAGCAATTTCATCAACAAAAGATTTTTTAATAAACATTAAATTTCCTGAGCTCTTAAGCATTGTAGCAAAAATTTCAACTGTTTGTGCGTCCAGCCTGGATAATATTGTTTTTTTGTAACTTCATCTCTACCTTCAGATTCAAGTTCCAATTGTTCTAACATACAAGTTTCGAACATCCCTGTTTCGCCAGTAAGCTCTTCTGCTCGCTTAAATGATTTTTTCTTTTTTAAAAAAGCTTCAAATATTTCATTAAAATTTGCTGGCAATTTCATTTTGGTGGCATCACCAGCAGCATTACTTACTTTTTTTTTGAATCTTTAAGTGCCCGCAAAGCTTCCATCTTTGCTTTGGCTTTTGCTTTCGCATCTTTGGCATCATTCATATCTTTTTTAGCCTTGGCATCCGCTTTCATTTTCTTGGCTTTTTCTGCTTCAGCTTTTGCCTTTACTTTGGCTTTTGCTTCATCAGCTTTTGCTTTTGCTTTTGCCTTATCTTCTTTGCTCATTTTGGCTTTTTTGGCTTCGACAATAAGGTGGTTCATTAATACCAATGCATTGACTGATAATTGTTCGAATCCTGCTTCTTCTAAATCAGAAGAGGCGCTCATCAATGAATCAAATGCAGATTTAATTAACATATCACCCATCTCAACCTCAGCCTTTTTATTTTTGCATTCGCAACTGCAACCTTTACCACAAGATTCTTTACCTTTGCAGGAACCGGAGGCACATTTACATACGCCTTTTGTTTTGCAGCCACAAACTTTGCACTTTGAAGCCGCTGTAGCTTCTAATGGTTCTTCTCCCATTAATTCGGCAGAAAGTTCTACTTCAATTTCAGTAGGAAGTTCTTCATCGGCAACTCTTTTAAAAGCTAACTTTTCAAGAACAGCAGATGATGAAAACATACTTTTGTATTCAGGATCTTTTAGTATTGCTTCCATTCCAGATGCAATATCATAATTATTGTTTTTCATAGTTTTCCTATTAGTACTTTATTAGTATCTACGATTTCCAAATGCCTGATCTAACGCATCTTGAAGGGTTGCTTCTGGTTTGACTTGTGATACTTCGCCGGAACCAATCATTCCAACTTGTGGAAATGAAGCTGATTTACGAAGTGGGTGTTTGTTAACAACTCGTTTCATTGCTTCGAAGCCTTCATCATTCCAGCTCATCATATCTTCTACGTGTGCTGTAATGGCGGTGCGTTCGTCTGCAACTAAACCACGACGAACCATTTCATTGGTAAGTTCGTATGCGCGAGCAATTTTGACTTTGAAGGTATTAACTTCTTCTTCAATTTGTGCTTTTGCGTGTTCTTTGAGCAATTCTGTTGCGAATTCTGAACCTTCTTTACCAGCCTCGCCCCAGAATGATTTCCAGTATTTAACTACTGCAGCATCAAGTCCTTGGGCAACAAGTCCATCAAGTTCAGAGGCAGAGATTTTACCTTCTGCAATTAACTCATTAAGACGTTCTGCTTCTTTACGAACTTTTGGTCCGGCTTCAGCAACATCTAGCATAGCTTTGTGTTTCTCTTCAAGAGTTTCAACTAAACCAAGATTATCAGAGGGTTTGACATCAAGTTGTGTCTGACCATCTGCTAATGAATTAGCCTCGTCGAGCATTGGTGAGAATTTAACTGATTCAGCAGCTAACTTCGCGCGCATTTCAGCGCGACCTTCTTTAGTTGATAAATCAAGACCGGCAGAGATTTGGACTTTTTTGTTTGCTAATGAAGCAGGATCAACATTCATCATTACTTCATTTTCATCTTCTTCTTCGCCATCTTCTTCGCCAGCTTCGCCATCATCGCCAAATGACATATCTTCTGGGGGAAGTTGTGGATCAAGTCCTTCTTCAACCATACCTAAATCTTCTGACATACCAAAATCTTCAGCCATATTTTCCTCTACCATTTGAGCTTGTTTTGCAAGTTGTTCTGAGCCGCGGGCATATTTAACAAATGCACCCATAAGGTTATGAACATCAGCGATTGCACTTTTAGCATCGGCGAAAGCTTCTTCAACAACGGTATTTGTATAATCGTTGCTTACTGTACCTTCATTTTCATTAAGTTCGGCAATAGCTTTCTTCATACCTGTAATTAATGATGCATTAAGTGTTTTCTTCATTTTAACAAGTGGTTTGAGTTCTGTAGAAGCTGCTTTTTCAGTTAAGCCTTCTAATTCGCCCATTTCAGCTTGCTCGCCGGTAAGAACACGAACTGCTTCTAATAAATCAGAAGCGCGGTCGCGCATTTCTTCAGCAAGTTTGAGTGCGATTTCTTTAGGATCGCCTTCTGCATCTTGGCTCATATTGTCATTAGCAGGACCACCCATATCGGGCATTCCAGCCATTCCGCCAGCTCCGCCCATATCCGCCATTGGAGGAACAGGAGCAGCGCCACCAGCATCAGCTGGTGATGCGGGCATTGCGCCCATACCAGCTACGGCTTGTGAGCTTTTGTAAAGTGAAGCTGCTTTTTCAGCGCCTACTTTATAAACTTTTTCTAATAATTTAGTTGCGAATTCTTTAGTTGCAACTACTTCATAAAGACCATCAACGTTACCGCCAGTAATTTCATCAACGGTGGCTGTAAAGAGGGGTTCGCCATCGCGTGAGATTTCCCAACCGCTTTGTCCTAAATCTTGTGAACCATCTTCATTGGCTACACGAACAAATCTAGCTTTTAAAGAAGCGCGTTGTAATAGCTCTTTCTTCTTCATATCTTCAGGATATAAACCATCAACCGGACCAACATTGGGGAAGGGTTTTGGACCAACCATAAATTTATGTTCTTTACGAACTTTTTCATTAAGTGGGTCTGCTGGATATTTAACTTTTCCGGGGGTTGGCTCATTACCTTCGCCGCCGCCCTGGAAATATGCCTCTTTTGATTTCATCAGGTTCTCCTTAGCTCTTTGTAGAGCGGACGTACGACGAAGTTGTCTTTCTTCAATTTCAGCTCGTTGTACCATATCTTTTTTCTCTTTATCGCCGGGAAACATTCCGTCAACTGGACCCATATTTTCAGTCGAAACTTTTTCGTGCTGTTCTGAACGAAGACGTTCAGCGGTTGGATCCTTTGGATATTTGACTTGGTGTGGGGTGGGTTCGTTTACGCCACCGGCACCTTGGAAGTAACCCTCTTTGTTCATCCCATTATTTGAATTAACAGACATAATTTCCTCTTTGATTTTATGCGATAAAGTTATTAAACTCTTTTCCATATCTTGAAACTTTGAATTGACAGAATTTCTTAAATCTTGTAATTCACTTCTTAATGCATTATTATTAGATGCAAAACGTGCAGGAGCATTCAGAGTTGCATCCGTGTTGGGCAAATCTGTCTCTTTTACTGCTAAATCTCCGGTCTGACCATAGGGTGCGGTATCCGCTTCGCTAACATCAGTTTTCTCTAAATTAGCCTTTAAATCAGCTAATTTATCAGAGATTTTTTTCAAATCATCTTCTAGTTCTTTGAACTTTACAACAGATGATTCGTCCATTGATAATTTTTTTAATTCTTGTTCTTTTACTTCTAAATTATGTCGTAAATTATTTGCAGCAGCTAAAATTGTACGAATTTTTGCTTGTGGATCTGCACCATTTACTACAATAGAAAGCTCAATTGGATCAAGATCAATATTAATTTCACCGTAACAAGATTTGCTACGCATATGTTGGCAAAATTCACGCTCTGTAGTAGCTACTTGTCCACAATCATAACAGATTGCTTTACCTACTCTTGTACCCATAGATACGGAGGTTTTATAACCACTTGTAACGCCTCTAGCTAATTCTGGATAAGAAACCTTATCTAAAGCACATAAAGCAATTACACGCTTATTTAAACGATCATAATAAGTATCAAGAATAATACCACGAATGGCATCAACTGAATCTGACTTATGATCAATACAAAGAGGTTTGCCTACCCATTTTTTGTAAGCTTTAAGTAACTCTGCTTCGGCAAATATATCACCATTATGGTTTTTATATGCTTTAATGGAAGGATCGTTAGAAACCCACTTCCAAGAACCATTAGCAGATATATCCCAGCTGACAGCAACGGGAGAACCGTCTTTTGTTAATTTTGCAGTACCATCAGCATTAAGTGAAGATGCTTCTGCTGCGGTCATCATAACTGCAGAGAAATATAGAAAATCTTCAGCCTTGGGAGCAATACGTTTTAATTGTGTAGCAAATTTTCTAAAATGCTCGTTAATCTCTGTATCATTTAATTCAGCTAATACTGAATCAACAGATTGAATGTTAGTAGCTGAAATTTCTGATAGTTCGCCTATTTTAGTAAACATATTACTTTGTTTCCTGGTTAGCTTGTACTTGCTCTTTGCTCATATCGCCTTTAAGTGCATCTAACTTTTTTTGTGTTTCTTCATCAGTTAGATCGGTAGGCTCTATAACATTAATTAATTCGGCATCACCGCATTTTATAAAAGACATAATTTACTCACTATTTTATTAGATTTTTTAATATTTGCTACAGCCTCTAATGGTTGTAAATTTTCTAATGCCCAGCATTTTCTAAAATTTTCATCTTCCATAGAAGTATACGATAATAAACTTTGCGGATAAATATGATCTAAATGCCAATATTTCCCGTAATTATTCCAATTCATATGAATATCAAATTGATTTTCTAAATGTATTTTTAATTCATTAATAGTGTATGGTAAATATTTTAACATTGATTGTCCTCGTTTATTACCATTTAAAGCGTGATTAATTAGTCTGGAACAATTTTTTCTTAATTTAAAGGCTGGATCAATTTGTTTGCGGGCTCTTTCATATAAATTTTGATTATATCGTATCTTATCTTCATTTTTTGATTGATATAATTTAATTTTATCTTTATTTTCTTGATAATATATTTTATAATAAAGTTGTAAATCTTCCATATTATTTTGTTTATATGTTTTATGATAAATTTGTGCACAATTTTTACAACGACTTTGTCGTTCTTTTTGAGCTCCACATTTAATACAATTCATTAACATTCTCAATAAATACAACGATATTACCTTATTTATTAGTCTCGTTTAGCATTTTCATACGATCTTCGACTAATTGCATTACAAGTGGGGATTTCTTTTCTACTTTTTCTTGTAATTCATTGCTAACATTATCAACCCAATTTCTTGCTAATATGTTAGTTTGTAAATGATCTTTCACTCTTTCATCTACAATTTGCTTTAATTGTACTATTTCTTTTTTAATATTTTCAATAGCGACTACTATGCCTTTTGAAAACTCTTCATTTTTTAAATTAGCAAATAAATCGATAAATCTATTTACTTGTATTTCAATATCTTCAACTGATGATACAAATGATTTTAATAATTTTTCTGTCTGTGTATCAGAAGTAAATGGTTGCATCATAACATACGCTTTAAATGCAACTTGTTTAAATCTATTAAAATTTTCAACAACTTTATCTCTATATGTACGCAACATAAATCGACGTGCAAAAATTTTATCTGGAGCTATATCTGGGCTTTTCTTTAATGGATTATATATAAGATTCAAATGATCATCGCAT